AGGCAGCCTCAGCGTATTCTAACGCCTTATCAAGTGCATTTAGTTTCACCTTACGGTTACGTCCATACCACGCAGACTGTAGGCGACTGTCACCTTCACGACCCTGTAAGTGGTCAGTCATATATGTGACAGAGTTAAATGCCTGCCACCAAGAACCTTCGGCAAAGTTTGCCCCTGGCTGTGTCTGCAAGTTTTCCATTGCAGTCTTGGCGTTACGAGAAGTAAATGGAAGCACACCATCTTCTTTCTCTTTTGCAGGCGCTCCGAATACTTCATTGAAGTACTGGATTACGTTATCGCCAGTGGCTGGTTTACTACCAAGAAACTCTGCCATTGACTTGTACTGCTCCATCTTCTCACGAGCAATACCCATCTGTTCTTTCACCTCAGCGGCATCGAATGCTTTACGGTGATTAACAGTAACCATCTTGTCAGTATCTTGTGACAAAGACAGTGTGAGAGTGTTGTTACATACGACACGAATTGGTGTCATACGAATGTTCAGTGCCTTACCAAACTGGTGAGGGTTAGTGAACAGGAAGTAGTTCTCTGTCAAATCACCATTGAACAATTCAAATGATTCTTTGGTTTTTGCAAGAGCCCATACAAGTTGTCCATTCTTCAATGAACCAGCGGTATGCATTTCCATATCGCCTGCCATTACATAGTCATGGAAAAACTCAAATGCTTCTGAGTTCTGTACAGGATTCCAACCTGTTCCAACAACATCTAATACAGTGTTGTCAGAGGTACGAACAAGTGCTTCCTTGTTCTTCACGATTGCACCTTGTGGGGTAACAAGTTTCTCTTTAGTTACTTCCCAATCAAGTCCAGCAACTTTCTGGAATTGGCCAGGTGCGAGGTCTGCCTCTACCTTAGTTCCAAGTCCATGCCACGGTACATCACCAACGTATGCCATTTGTGCCTGTCCGTTTACGATTTCAAGTTCATGTGCCATAATATATGTCTCCTTCGACTTTGTTTTCTCACTTTACTTATACAGTATATCTGTTATTACAACAAAAGTCAAGATGTTTTTAGAACTTTTTTTCATTTTCTTCCAAAAAATTGTGTAGGGATATTATTGGGTTTATCGAATAGATACCAACAACAATTGTCTTTACCTGTACTCTTACTACCTTCAATCCACTTTACACGGCCAATACTTACCACCTTTTTCAACCTAGGCATGAATTCTATACTTTGTTTGGTATGCATCCAATCTGCATCAAAAAGTAACCAAGTTGGTAACTGGTCAGATAGGTTGATAATAATAGGATGAAGTATCTTACGATTCCAAGGGGGATTTGTTATGCAAACATCACACCCAAAAATCTTATCAGTTATTGCATCACCATCACCAACAAAGTCTGCCATAGGTTCTATGTCAGTCATCCAGTATCCTAATAGTTCTGTCAGTTGTTCTATATGGCGAATCAGTCTACCATCACCGGCACAAGGTTCTGCAAACAATCCTGTCTTTGGTAGGTGAGGAACTAAAGGCCTTACTGCCTCTATAGGCGTAGGATAGAAATCTCTTTCTACCCTTTCAAAGTCACTTCTTTTTCCCATCCTTATATTCCTCATAAAGAATTAATGCTATCAAAGCATAATTGGCCATGTCGATAAGTGTATCCTTGATACTCTCATCTTTAACCTCAAGTAGTTCTTTCTTTGCAAAACCCATAATACGACTGAACTTGTCTCCTAATCGGACACAACATCCCTTCCATGCTGGGATACCACCCATCTCACAGGTTCTAAAGTTTGCAAAAATATCTTCCACACTTGCATAGTCGTGACGTTTTGCATCGTGTGTCTTTTGCATTTCTTCTAGTAATTCCTTAAATCTTTCACTCTGATTCATTATACCATCCTACTAAAGTTTTTCTCTTTGTTAAACTGAATGATATTTCTAAACTTATCAAACAACATATCCTGTTTGTGTGATATAACAAATACATTTTGTTTGTCAAATGTATTCAGAATTTTTAGAAAATCATCAGTACCAGCATTATCCAAAGATGAATCAAATATCTCATCTAGTATTAGTAGATTCGTATTTGTTGAGTTTTTCATCTTTGCAATGGCTCTCCATGTAAATAGAAGTGCTAAATCAATTCGCATCTTCTCACCTTCTGAGAATGATGCATACGAGAACTCATCTCTGCAACGTGACTTGATTGTTTCGTTAAAGTTCTCATCAATATTAAAGTTGACAAAGAAATCCATAGATGATAGATATGTGTTTACCAACTTATTCATTATGGGTAGGTATTGTTTTACAATCTTTGTTTTAATACCACTATCCTGTAAAAGATTACGAGCAACATCAATGTAAAACTTATCTTCATTCAACTTAGTCTTTTGTTCTTCAATCGACTTTATTTGTCCTTTTAGTTCTGCAAGTTTTATCTTATCTTCTTCTGACACAGAACCGTTTTGATATGCCTCGATATCCTTTTCTAGTTTTTCATTGAACTTTTCTAGTTCTGCAATAGAAGAAAGTATCTTGGCCTTCTCTACATCATTCTTACGAATGGTTTCTAAATCTACTAAGATTGATTGGAGGTTGTCTTGTTCTTCTGATTCCATTCTTTGTAAATCTGCGATACCGTTTTCGATTTCTCCAATCTTTGTGGTTCTGGATTCAATCTGCGTCTGCTTAGTTGATTCTGTAATCGGCTGTTCGCAAGACGGGCATTCATCGTTGTCCTTGAAAAACTTGATTTGACGGTCATGTTCTGATTTCCTGTTCTGAAGGGCTGCTTCTGTTTGAGTTAGTTTCTTTAGTTTTTGTTCTATTTTCGCTTTCTCTTCTGCATCATAAGATAGGTTTTCGTTATCTATCTCTAACGCTTTCACATCATCTCTTCTGAAATCAATTGTACTTTTATTATCCCATAACTTCTGTTGATTTTCTGCAACAATGGCAGACTTATTATTTACGACTTCTTCAATAAACTTTTCTTGTAGTGTCACCTTCTCCTTTGTCAAATCAAAGTTATACTGAACCTCACGAATATCCTCTATAAGAGATTTATTCTTGTTCTTGAGGAGAAAGTTCATCAGTGAAAAAATCTTGATATCTAGGATATCCTCGACAACCTCACGGCGAGCTTTTGTAGACAACTGCATGAATGGTACAAAGGTAGAAGAACCTAGAATCACAACCTGTGTGAAAGAACGATAGTTCAATCCCAAGACTTGCTGTTCAAGATGTTTCTGATAATCCCTTGCGTTTGCATCTTGATTTATCATTGTATCACCAATCCAAACTTCAAACTTGTTTGGTTTGATACCACGAACAACCTTTACATCTTTATTGTTCACATTAAACTCTACTTCAACAATAGTACCATTGCCGTTCACAGAGTTCACAAGTTGTGATTTAGAGATGTTACGAAAGGGTTTGTTGAACAGGACAAAACAGAGAGCATCAAGAATGGTAGACTTACCGGCTCCGTTTTCTCCAATAATTAACGTAGTTGGAGCATAGTCCAACTGTATTTCTGTAAATTGGTTTCCAGTGGACAGAAAGTTCTTCCACCTTACTTTATTAAATGTAATCAAAGTTCCAAGTCGCTCGCTTCTACATAAAGTGACTTCATCATACTAGTCAATCTTTTCTTATTCAAATCTACATCAAGTTCATCAATGTAGCGTTCCAACAGAGTCATAGTGTCCTCTGCATTCTCAATGATTGCATCATCAACATTCGATGCATCCAAATCACTAAAGTCCTCTACAATCTTTACCTCATGGGCTCCAGATTCGCCAAGAACTCTATCAATGAATCTATCGAATTGATACAAGTCTTTTTTATTTACTACTACTATTTTAACAAACTTTTCCCTTAATGTCAAGATGTCAAAATCATTATAATTTGTAGTAGTATCATCATAATATACTTTTTCAAATATAGTATAAGGATTGATTATACGTTCTAGTTCTCTGGTATTCGTATCAAAGATATGGAAACCTTTCGGGCAACCATCATCACTCCATGTCATTTGATATGTATTACCAAGATAATATACATGGCCATCATCAGACTTCTTATGAAAGTGTCCAGAGAACACAGTATCGAACTTATTTAGAAACTTCTTATCATAACCGTTTTCTGAAAAATGTCCTTTGTGCATTTCAAAACCATTGATTTCAAAATGCCCCATACAAACTTGTGCATAGGTTGATTCAATACTTCTCATAGAACGGTCGTAGTTATCAGAACAAATCCAAGGCATAAAATGAATACCTGTTCCATCAAACTCTTGAGTACATGGGCCATCATAACATTCAATACCAGAATACTTTTCTTCTCCTGGCCCACCTAGTAGTTCGTAGAGAGAGTTAATCTCATTGGTGTTCTTATAATAAGTATCATGGTTTCCTGCCATAACGTGCATCTTGATTCCTCTAGATACAATAGGAAGGATAAAACGCTCACGCAAATCTTTTGCAATCTTATAGGATACAAACTTACGTCTGTCCATCAAATCGCCAAGATGGATAATCGTATCAATTTTATGTTCGTCAAGGTATGGGAAGAAGGTATTCTCCCAAAACTTGTAGAAGTATTCGTTGAATGCTAGATTATCATTGCGAGCGCCAAAGTGAGTATCAGTTATCAGCGCTATCTTCATCGTAAAATTTCTCTAGTCCTTTTGGTTCAGTTTTCTTTTTCTTTTTGGGTTTGTATACATCTTCGGCTGGTAAGAAGTTCTTCTGTAGATACTCCACAAACTGTGCCTGTTCCATATCCTCACCAACTGCAAGAATATCGACATTCATATTCTCAATCACTTTGTGTCGAATATGTTGTTGTTTCTTTTCTTTCTGAATCCTACGAATGAATGCGTAGTAGATAATTTGTGTAAAATATGCAAATGGATTCTTTGATTTATCTGGGTTGAAGTTTCCACAATATTGTAGACAATTTTCAATACCATCAGAAATCATTTCATCTCTGTAAGTATAATTAATAAAGTTTGGTCGATAAGACAAGTGGTTTGCAATCTTTAAGAAGCATTCTCCAATATAGTTAGTCACTGGTGGTTGTGGGTCACCTAGTTCCTCTGCTTCTTTACATCGCTCTTTCCACTCTTTCATCGCTTCTAGGAACTGTGCATTGTTTACATAATGCACTCCTGTTTTTCGTTTAGCCATGTTCACTCCACATATGTTGTTGGATAAATTTCCAACTATTTGATATATCATACATTAATTTGACTCCATTGTCAAGAAGTAAATTAATTTCAAAAAGTTATTGACAAGCCCTTGACAACTTGGTATAACAGCTATGCTGGGTTTGAGAATGAATAGATCTAATGTATAGTATCTGTATCAGGTTCACCAAACTCTTCCCACATCTCTTCATCTTCAATCTCTTTTAATTCTTGAGTAGTTGGTGGGAGAATTACGTTCTCATCTTGAGCAGTTGCTTTCTTAACACAATATTCATAAAATTTACTTAATCCATAAGAGGCCTGTGTGAGAACTATGATTTGAGATTTTGGTACATCATAGGTATCAGTCTCAGAAAAGTGAATCCACTTTTGTAGAGCCAATGCCTCTTCTAATCCATTTTTAGTTGCCTTTGGGTATGCATTTAGTTTCATTGGTTGAACAACTCTGACATATGGTATTTCTGGATTATGTACAACATTACAAATGATTTCCTCACCACTAGATAGTTTTAGAATTTTTGTATCTTGTGTCATTTAATTTTTATCCTTTTAATTTCATAGTCAAACTGTTCTTCATTGTATATATTTATTCGTTCCATAAAATGATTCAGGGTGAAGTTGCGTTTTGATTTGTAGGTAAAGTCATCACTTATATCGAATAAGGTAGCTTTATCTTTATTATCTCCAACTCGCAAGCCTCTTCCGATTGACTGCAAAACTCTGATACGACTTTTGGAAGGACTAGAGAACACGATGTTGTGCAGATTGCGAATATTAATACCAGTAGAAAAAGTACCATAGGACGCAATAATAATCGCATCATTCTCTTTCTCAGTGATAGCACGAATATCTTCTCTCGTTTGCGTGTCCGTTCCCCCATGAACATAGAATATCTTCCTGTCGTACTGTTTATTAAGTCTGGCCTGTGCAGTCATCATCAAGTGTAAGTTATTTCCATGTTTCTCCACAAACTGAAATAGTATTAATGTATTACCTTTTATTGCTCTTGTCAACCCTATAATAAATTTATTTCTTTCTGTATGACGTACAATATAATCTACCTCATCTTGATAGTTCATATCTTTTACTAATTTACATTCACTTTCTGGATAAGATAAAACTAAAGCTTTAATTGAAAAGTTTGCAAGTGTTTTCTTGTCAATTAGTTCTTTTGTGGTAATAACTTTATTTAGACTACCGAACAGTCCTTCTAATACAAGTCTGTGTGTTTGCATACCATCCAGTGTTCCTGTCAAACCAAAACGGTACTTACATAAATGTAGTTTTGTTAGAATAGATGTTAAGGATTTTGATTTAAATAAATGAGCCTCATCTCCAATCACACAACCAAATTGTTCAAAGTAACTCTTGGGCATTTTGTATAGAGATTGCCATGTAGATATTACAAGTTTCTTTTCTACTTTTCTATCATGTCCACTATACACTTTTTGCATATATGCATCCAACCATCCATAATCAATAAAGTCAGAATACA